GCAGCATCGTTGCCAAGGAATCCTTGGCTATTCTGGAAAACATGTTGGGCTTCTCAGCCAACGTCAATCGTGATTGGGAAGACGAGTTCTCGGGCAATATGTCCCGTGGCTACGCTACCGGATCTACCATCAACATCAAGCGCCCGCCGCGCTACACCTACCGCGCTGGCCGTGTTTCTGTGCCGCAAGCAACCACCGAGAGCACCGTCCCGCTCGTTCTGCAACAGGGCGGTACCGATCTGAACTTCACCAGCTTTGAACGCACGCTGTCGCTGACCAAGCTGGAATCGAAGTTGCAGGCCGCAATGGCAACCGTCGCCAATGAAATTGACCGTCAGGGTCTTGATCTGGCCCGTACTGCTACTTTCAACACGCTGAATCCGACTGGCGCTGTGCCGAACACCCAGGCGCTCGCATTGGCTGCGGTGACTGGTATCAATCAGCGCCTTGATGAAATGGGCGCTCCACGAGATCGCCAGCGCGCACTTACCCTGTCTCCGGGTCTGAATGCTTCGTTTGTTCAAGGTTTCGCCGGTCTGTTTAACAGCCAGGCAACTCTGTCCAAGCAGTTTGGCTCCGGCGTTATGGTGGATTCGCTGGGCATTTCGTACCAGATGGACCAAAACGTTCCGACCCATACCAATGGCACCCAAGCTGTTACGGGTACGGCAGTTGCGGCTGGCCTGTCTGGCGCTTCCATCGCTTGCGTAGGTCTTGGTGGCACGATCAAGGCCGGTACGGTCATCCAGTTCCCCGGCGTCTTTGCGGTCAATCCGCAATCGCGTCAATCTACTGGCGTACTGGCGCAGTTCGTTATCACCGCCGATCTGGCGGCTGCTGCGGTTGCTCTGCCGATCTCTCCGGCTCTCGTTCCGTCTGGCGCGTTCCAGAACGTCACCAACGCAACGACTGCGGCCAACTTCACCATCGTCGGTGCAGCTTCCACCTCGTATCAGACCAGCGTCGGCTATCACAAAGATGCCTTCACGCTGGCATGTGTGCCGATGTGGGCGCCTCCGGGCGGCAAGGGCGTGATTGATGTGGCTCAGGAAAGCTACAAGGGCATGAACATCAAGGTCACTGAGTTCTACGATGGGGTGAATGACAACTCCATCATGCGCTTGGATGTCTTGTTCGGGTGGGCGGCTACCTATCCTGAGCTAGCGGTCAAGTACTACTCGGTTTAAGTAGTTAGCTAGACCAGACCCCCGGCGCTCACGAGGCACCGGGGGTTTTTACTTTAAGGCGAAGACATGGCGACAACGACCGCAACCGTAATCATCACCGATGCACTGGCTGAAATTGGCGTGCTGGGTGAAGGCGAAACCGCAAGTGCTGACATGATCGCGCGCGGGCTTCGCGTACTGAATCGCCTGCTCGACACGCTATCGAATAACACCAATTGGGCATACTTCGTCTCTGAGGTGGTCCAGACGATGACTGGTCAAGCCTCTTTCACCATTGGACCGACCGGGAATGTGGTTGATGATCGACCAATCGCCATCGAAACCGCAACGGTAGTGGTCAATGGCATCACCTACCCGGTCAAGGTCATCGACAACGAACGCTTTGACATCCTGACTTACAAAGCACTGACCGGCGCTTATACCGCAGCCATCTATTACGAAGGCACCTACCCTAACGGTACGGTTTATTGCTACCCGCTCTGTTCAGGGGCTACGCTGCATATGCGCGTGCTGAACAACGTCAAACAGTTTGCTAATGCGTCTGTCAATATCGACATGCCGGAAGGCTATGAGGATGCAATCATCCTTGCTCTGGCTAGGAAACTTGCCCGCAGCTATGGCCGGACGGTAACGCCTGATCTGATCCGCGATGCGGTCAAGGCGATGTCCATTGTCACCAAAACAAACACAGTCATTCCTACGCTGGAACTGCCCGAGGCCGTCATGGGCAAGTCTGGTGGGTCGTATGCTGCATTTATGAGTGGCGGCTAGCATGGATTTTAATCGCCTAATGGAAGCATTAGGTCAGGGCTATTCCACGGTCAACGGCAAAAATACGCGCAAATCCGACCGGCAAATTCCTGGCGAACCGATGAATATTCGCAGCCTGTTGGAAGCGGCACAGAATATTCCGTTTGCTGGCGATGCGCTATCTGGCGGCATGGCGGCCTATGACGCTGCCAATGGTGATTACAAAAACGCGCTTTTGAACGCGATAGGGATACTGCCTTTTGTGCCAGGGGTTGGTGGAATGATAAAAGAAGTTAAATCAGTAAAAAATGGCGCTCTTCCTGAATCGATTTCCGCACTCAAAACATCAGGAATGCAAAGAAATGAAAAATGGGATTTATACCCATCTGGCAGCGCTGCCGTAAAAGAAAATCCAAACGCCGTAGTTTCACCGTTGAATAATGGTGATTATGCGCTGTCTTTTAATCCGGCATGGGGGTCAAAATCAAAAGGTTTTTACGCAGTAGGTGACAACCCAGAAGAGCTTGTTGATTACTCGATGAAAAAGATTTCGAGAAGCGACAAGGCTATTGATTCGGCCGCCAAGAAAAAATATGAATCCTCGTTGCTTGGCATGCTGACATCTGAGTACGGTGATGTTTTCTCTCTGGCGAAATCAACGCAGAGCAAGTCTCAATATATCGTTCATAACCCAAGCGGAACAAAGATTCGAATAGCTGACCATGATTTGCCACTTCATTACGAACAGCCGGATATTGATCTGCGAGACTGGCAATCGAAAGATGACATGCTGCAAACCATCTTAAAAACGATCAACAAATGAAAAAGGCCCAAAGTACTCAGGCTTTCGCCTTCCCTTGGGCCTTACACCAGAGGGGCCGAAGCGCAACTGATGTTCGCTGTTTCGATGAGGTAGCGAGTACCGTTTTTTATATTCGCACAAAAAATTCCGGATTGCAATCACATGCCCCGCACTAAACTCCCGCTCATCGGTGCGGCCTACCGTTCGCGCTCGCTCAATGTTTCAGCGCAAAGGTCAGTCAATTGCTACCTTGAAGCCGGCGCAGATGGTGCGCCAATCGCGCTGTATGGCACGCCGGGTACTGTGTTGAAAGCTACCCTTGGCACTGGTCCGATTCGTGGCGCTATCACCGCTGGTGGCTATGCCTGGTTCGTCTCGGGTAACACGGTCTATCGGCTGTCATCGGCTTACGCTTCGACTAACTGCGGCACCCTCTCGACCAGTGCCGGCAATATCTCCATGTCAGCCAACGACACGCAAATCCTGATTGTCGATGGAACTGCCGGCTACATCATCGACATGGCGACGGCGGTGGTTGCGCAAATTACCGACATTGATTTCCCGAACGGCGTTGCGCAATCGACCTATCAGGATGGCTACTTTATTGTTGCCGGGAATGGGTCCGGGCAGTTCTTCATCAACGAAACACCGAACAACGGCAACGTGTGGAACGGGCTTGATTTCGCATCGGCTGAAGGTTCGCCAGATAACACGATTTCCATCATCTCCGATCACCGGGAACTGTGGCTGATAGGCTCAGAATCTGCTGAGGTGTGGGTGAATACCGGGAATGCGGATTTCCCCTTTGAGCGCTCCGGTAACGTCTTCATTGAACACGGTTGCGCGGCGGCGTTCAGTCTCGACAAGATGGATAACACCGTCTTCTGGCTGGGTTCCGATTCTCGGGGCAGCGGCACGGTGTGGCGTGCTAACGGCTACACCCCGGCGCGCATTTCGAATCACGCGCTCGAGTACGCCATCTCGCAGTATTCACGCATTGATGATGCGTTTGCATTCACCTACGTTCAGGAAGGGCATTCATTCTACTGCCTGACCTTCCCCACGGGAAATCAGACATGGGTATTTGATGCGGCATCGAATGAGTGGCACGAACGGGCCTGGTTCGATTCGTCAGATGGTTCGCTGAATCGCTGGCGTCCGTCGTGTCATACCTTCTTCAATGGTGTGCATCTTGTGGGCGACTACGAGAACGGCAAAGTCTATGCCCTCGACCTCGATACCTACACCGACAACGAATTACCTATCAAGCGCATCCGTTCGGCTCTGGTCCTGAATCGGGATCAGTTCAGACAGTTCTACTCCATGCTGCAAGTCGTTATGGAAACTGGTGTCGGGCTGGAAGACGGATCAGACCCGCAATTGATCCTCAGATATTCCGACGATTACGGCCATACCTGGAGCAACGAGAAGCAAACCTCTATTGGCAAGGTAGGGGAATACTCGCACCGGGCTATTTTCCGGCGCTTGGGATCTGCCTATAACCGCGTATTCGAGATTTCCACTACTGACCCGGTCAAGTTTTCGGTGATAAACGCCTTTATCGAGTTTGAAAATGGCAGCGCTTAATTTCCCGGCGCGGGTTCGCTTTACTGACACCGAGGGCCGTTTGACGCCGGAAGCGGTGCGCCTCCTCAGCACACTGATTTCTGAATCGGGAGGGACGTTGGGCAGTGTGGCAGATGTCTTCGCGGACATCACCGCAACGGTTTCGGATGGTCAATTCATGGCCGGAGAATCCATAAGTCAGCCGATAGACCCCGGATTTATGTCTGAGATGGTGTTCGCCACGGAAACCACTGGCGCACCGATTCAGGCGGTTACGCCGGGGGCTAGTCCATATGCCTACACCGCAACGCAGGACGGCGCACTATCCGTTCAGGGCGGCACGGTATCGCTAGTGGCCTTTGCCCGTGCGGGGGCATCTCTGACGCTTGGCTTGACCAATGGACTTGTCCAGATGGCGACTGGCGACAAGGTAACGATTACCTACACCGTAGCACCAACAATCAACTTTATTCCGAGGTAAGGCATGGCCCAACGACTTCCCAAGCAAATAGCAGCCGGTGCGCAACTGACGACCAGCGCAGCGACGTATTACACCGTTCCGGCCAATACCCTGACGACTATCTCCGCCTGCTCGCTGTGCAATTCGACCGCAACGGCACGTTATGTGACCATGTATCTGGTTCCTAACGGGGGTTCAGCCGGGGTGACCAACGTGGTATTATCACAGCGGGTTATTGCCGCTGGCGAAACCTACAATGTGTCGGCCGTTATCGGTCAGACCATCCCTGCCGGGGCAACGCTACAAGCCCTGGCTGAAGCTGCTACAGCAATAACGCTGGTGGCATCAGGCTACGAGACAAACCCGTAATGATGGACCTTCAGACGCAGGACGATCACGTCCTTATCGTTGATACGCCGCATCCGTCGGTTGTTGATTTATTTGTTAAGCAGAAACCAGCCTTAGACCGGGTGAAGGCGCTGCAAAACGAAATATCAAAGCTTCCTCAATACGAACCGGAAACAAAGCATTACTTTCACGGTGGAATGTATTGCCGTGAAGTATGGCGCGATGGTGGCGTGGTTGTCGTGGGTAAAGTTCACAAAAAAGAACATTTCTACTTTATCGCTAGTGGAACGGTGGTTATTACTACCGACGAAGGCGTTCAAAGAATTACCGGTCCAAAACTATTAATGAGTTCTGTTGGTACAAAGCGCGCTGTTTATAGCGAGACGCCGGCGCTGTGCCTGACTTTTCATCGGGTTGATTCTTCCACCGTTGAAGACGCAGAAAAAGAACTTGTCGAAGAGGAAGAAAACGACATGTATCTACCCGGCAACGTGCCAAAGAATAAAGAAATAGAGGTGAAATCATGACTTTTTGGGCAGCTGGAATATCAGCGGTTGTCGGGGCTGGAGTATCTTATGCCTCATCTGAAAACGCAGCCAATGGAGCCAAAGACGCCGCCGGCATGTCGGCATCAGCGGCGCAGAACGCCACGCAACTACAGGGTGCGATCTACGATCAGACCCGCTACGATCAAAGGCCGTGGCGCGAAGGCGGCAAGAATGCGCTGGATAAGCTGCTGATGGGCATTGGCTCGCCTAACCAGACTTCTGTCCGCGATCTCGCAGGATTTAACGAGGACGGTTGGAACAACGAATGGAATAAACTAGTTTATGGTGGCGCGAAATTTGGCAACGAATCACAAGTTGCTGACCTGACCGCCAACACCGAAGCGGCCTACCGTAAGAAATACGGCAATCCGGTTGATCCGGTCGATTCTGACCCGAATAACGGGGCGCTGCTGAAGAACTTCAGCATGGCCGACTATGAAGCCGATCCGGGTTACGCTTTCCGCCTTCAGCAAGGCCAGCAAGCCTTGGAACGATCCGCTGCGGCTAGAGGTGGTCTGTACTCCGGCCGAGCTGCAAAAGACCTGACGAATTACGCACAAGGTGCAGCGTCGCAGGAATACCAGAACGCCTATAACCGATATCAATCGAACCAGACTAATCAGTTCAACCGGCTGGCTTCCGTTGCGGGTGTTGGCCAGACTGCCAACAATGCGCTAGCGACCGCTGGCACCAACTACGCCAATTCGGTAGGCAATATTGGCATGACCAATGCGGCCAATCAAGGCAATGCCGCACTGACCGCAGCCAATGCCACCGCTAGTGGCTACACCGGATTAGCGAAGTCATTGGGTGGCGTCAATTGGGGCAGCTTGGGCGGGTCTTCTGGCGGCAGTTCGCCGGGCTATACCTACAATGGCACGAATGGCGCTGAAGATTTCACCAACGGCTGGAATTCCAGCAACTACGGTTAAGGAATAAACATGGCTGGTGAAATTCAATTTGGGCTGCTCAATACCAATGCACCCATGCAGGCGGCAAATGCTTTCAATGAAGGCGTTTCCGAACGGCGCAAGAGTCGGCTTGAGGAACTTGCCGCACAACAGGCCGAGCAGCAGATGACCGATGATGCTGCCTATCGTGACGCCTACAAGCAATCGATCGGTGATCAGAATGCTTTGCTCCGTCTGTTGCAACAAAGGGGGCTTGGCAAGCAAGCCGAAGCCTTGCAGAAGAGCCAGCTTGAAGCAGAAGCGAAACGCGCCACAATCGGCAAGGACCAGTCCATTACCGGAAAGAATGATTTTGAAGTGAGCGCCAAGAAGAAAGAAAAGGCGCTACAAGACATCGCTGCGCTGAATACGACTGAAGAAGCCTTAGCTAGTTTGGCGATGCACGAGAAGAACGGCGAAGTAAGTACAGAACACGCGCAACTGATTCGCCAAGGCATGCCGAAGGATGCTGACCCAATCAAGTTCCGCGACTGGCAACTAAACATGCTGCGCACGATCATGGCACCGAAGGACCAGGTTGATACCAGGTTAAACGCTGAGAAATTTTCCGAAACGAAGGCGAACAATGCTCGCATCGATGAGCGCATCCGCAGCGAAGGGGCGTTAAATCGCGGCGTGCAGATGCGCGGCCAGAACATGACGGATGCGCGGGGCAGAGAGGCAACATTAGCAACGATGAGTAAGCCTTTCGAGGTCACCGGGCCAAATGGTACGCCGATGCTTGTGCAGCAGGACAAGGCCGGAAATATTCGCCCGGTAGAAGGCTACGCAGCAAAGCCAGGAAAAGCGCCAACAGAATTCCAAGGTAAGTCAGCAGTATTTGGCGCAAGAGCAGAGGAATCAGACAAGCTACTTTCTGCGCTTGAGACTGACAAAAACTATAGCCGTTCGGGAGCGCTTTTCGCGGGCGGCACCGGGATTACAAATACGCTAGTCAATCCGATGATGTCGGAAGATACCCAAAAGGCTATCCAGGCACAGCGCGATTTTGTTAATGCCGTCTTGCGCCAAGAATCAGGCGCAGCAATTTCACCTAGCGAATTTGATAACGCAAAACGGCAGTATTTTCCGCAACCGGGAGATGGTGACGATGTTGTGAAACAAAAAGCGGCCAATAGAAAACTAGCAATTCAGGGCTTTATTAACAGCGCGGGCCCGGCTGCTTTTCATGCGCCATCGGGAAATAAGCCAGCCGACCCATCTGTCGGTGGAATGCCTAGCGACATCGCCGACTTGTTAAAAAAGCACGGGGGCAATAATGGCCGACCGTGAGCAACTCTATCAGGCGCTACGCAACGCCGATGCAGCAGGTGATTCTGCCGGCGCGGCCAAGTTGGCGGCTTATATCCAGTCGTTGCCATCATACTCGGCAACCAGTCAGCCAGAGGCTACCAAGCCTTCGCTATTGGGCGACATCAAGCAAGGGGCCGGCAACCTTGCCGCAGGGCTAGCGCGCGGGGCGGGATCAATTGGCGCCACAATTTTGACGCCTTACGACTTGGCGGTTGGGAATACAAAATCCATCAGCAACCCGGAACGACGTGCGGCGATGGATGGCGGGTTGCAAGCGATGGGCGCTGAACCGGATTCGCTACTTTACCAAGGCGGCAAACTTGCAGGAGAGATTGCCGGAACGGCTGGCGTCGGCGGCGTTGTTGCGGCTCCTTTGCGGGCGGCTGGTGTTGCGCCTAGACTTACACAGGCAATCACTACTGGAGGTTTTAGAACAGGGGCTACGGGCGGTGGGGTAGCTGACCTTGGTGTTCGGGCGGCTGGTGGAGCAATCAATGGCGCGGCATCTGCGGGCCTAGTTGATCCGCAAGAAGCTGTAACGGGCGCAGCTATAGGCGGCGCTCTGCCGTTGGGCGCAAAGGCTCTTGGCAAAGCGGGGCAGGCTGTTGGGCGCACATTCCGGGGCGCTCAAGCATCGCCAGAAATCGTTACATTGGCAGATCGCGCTAGTCAGCTTGGCATTGACGTTCCCGCTGACAGATTGGCGAACAGCAAGCCATTGAACGCTATTGCATCGGGGCTTAACTACGTTCCTTTGAGTGGTCGCGCCGGAACAGAAGCCAAGATGCAGAGCCAGTTAAACCGGGCGCTGAGTCGCACATTCGGCCAGGATTCAGACAATGTTACGATGGCAGTTCGTAAGGCAAACGGCGATCTAGGCGCAGAGTTTGATCGTGTTTTGAAATCGAATGCGGTTAATGTCGATAAGCAATTTGTCAAAGACCTTGCCGACTCTGCCAATAAGGCATCAAACGAGCTTGGAAAAGACGGCGCTGGAATCATCGCCAAGCAGGTTCAGGACATCATTGATAAAGCTGCAACCGGGCAAATTGATGGACAAACCGCTTACAACATCAAGAAGACGCTTGACCGTATCGGCATGCGAAACACGCCGGAAGCCTACTATGCCAAGGATTTGAAAAAAGCATTGATGGGCGCTTTGGATAGAAGCCTTGGCCCAGACGAGGCGGCAGCATTTGCCAAGACTCGCCAGCAATACGGCAACATGATTGACCTTGAAAAGCTGGCGCAGAATGGCGCGGAAGGTAATGTTTCTATTGCTCGCATTGCGAACATGAAGAACATCAACAATAAAGACCTTCAGGAACTTGCTGACATTTCCGCGCAATTCCTCAAGCCGAGAGAAGGCCAGCACGGCGCAGCACAACGGGCGGCGGCGGGTCTTGGTATTGGCGGTGTAGTTGGTGCGCCTGCTCTTGTTGGAACGATGGTTGCAGGAAGAGCTACAAACGCAGCACTGAATAGCAATGCGCTAAAGAATGCAGTATTGGGTAAGCCGGTAATTAGCGGAAGAACAAACGCGCTACTTGATGCTATTAAACAGGGCGGATATTTGAGCGCACCTGTTCTTGGTAGTCAGTGACCGTTTAAACCTCTCCAAATCCCGTAGATAAAAGCTGCCACAAGAATCACGGCAGCTTTCCACAGCATGTAATCAGTAAATTCCATATGCCCTCTCTCTGGCAGGGTTTAACACGTTCAAAGGACCATCATGGCCGGCGTCATCGCAATCATTCCTAAACTAGCATTTTTCGACATAGCCGGCAATCCGGCAGTTGGTTACAAACTCTACACCTATTTGGCAGGTTCTCTAACGCCCTCGACCACGTGGCAGGATCAGGCGATGGGGTCTGCCAATACCAATCCGGTTATTCTGGATGCGCGGGGTGAGTGTTTGCTGTGGCTTGATCCGGCAAAAGAGTACAAATTCATCCTCAAGACGGCAGCGGATGTCACGGTATGGACCGTGGATGACATCAGCGGCGCACCGTCTGCACTTGGCGTGGCAACGCTGGATGGAAGCGGCAAGGTAGTGCAGACCGCCAATCTGGCTGATCTGGCGACACTGGCGACACTGGCGACAAACGCAACCACGGCAGCGGCATGTTCTGGAAACTCGGCAACGGCTACCACTGCGAGTCAGTTAGGCGGGGTGGCTGCGGCCAATTTCGTGCAGTTCGCCACGGCGGCTCCCATTGTTCGGCAAACCGTTCTATCTGGCCCGGTAGATTCCTCTGGGTTCTCTGCTTTTGTTGGCTCCACCGGATCAACGACCGTGACTGCCACAGGCACGCTCAAGGCGACTGCGGCGGCTGGTGGCGATGCGAACTATACCGGCTCGATTACTAACCCGTCATGGACCAGCCTAAGCACCAACGGGACGATGTACCTGTTCTTCGACGTCACCAGCGCTGGGGTGGTGACAACTGGATCAACTACGCTGGCTCCCGTCTATCAATGGGGTGGCACTTACTCGACAACCAATCTCCAGAATACCTACAACATTCAAGAAGCGACGATGAAGGTAGGCAATGGCTCCGCTGCTACCCAGGTCTATCGGGTGTTTGTCGGTGAAGTCACAGTAGCCGGGGCGGTGGTCACGGCGATCACGTGGTATCAATTGATGGGCCGTTACCGCAACGAACAGGTAACGCTTGCATTCTCGACCGCATATTCGTTCAACCACAACATCGGCACTGCAGATATTGACGCAGCCTATTACGCAGAGTGCAAAACAACTGAGTTCGGCTATGCCGTAGGGGACAGAATTTACCAGATTGGCAGCGATGCAAATGCGTCGCAATTTAAGGGCGCTCTGTTCTGGACTACCGCAAAAACGTGCGGATTTACACTAGGCACCGGGTCTCTACAAAATGCGCCAAATAAAACCACTGGCGCAGTTCAGGATTTGACGGTAGCGAACTGGAAGATTGGATTTATCGTTAAGAGGGCTTGGTGATGTGGATCAACACTTCAGGGAACATTTATGAAGGGGATTGCCTACCCGGTGATCGCTCCGCAACGCAGCAAGAGGTTACGGACTGGTTTGCTGCGATAGCCTTAGAAAAAGTTGCGACAGTCAGCGCCCTGAATGGTCTGCTGGCTATCAACCAGGCCGGCCTAGCCGCTTCCTACGAAGCATGGGCAACCGATCCCGCCCGCACTTTTGCGCAACGCGCCTTTATCGACAAGGCGCAAAACTGGCGACGTGACGATGCAACGCTTATCGCTGCTGCTACGGCGCTCGGGCTTACCAGCGAGCAAGTCGACAACATGTTTATTTCGGCGATGAGTAATGACTGAACCAGCCACCTCAACTGCCGCCGTCATCGCCAGCGCCCTCGGCCTGACCGTCTTCGGCGTCGCCACCGGCTTGCATCCATCGCTACTGATCGCCGGCCTCGCCGGCGGTCTG